ATCGCTAGTGTTGCGGTCATTGCTAGTGTTGTCATTTTGTTTCTCCCTTTTGTTTTGCGGTTCTCCCTGAACCGTTAAGATAAAGATACACGACCTTCCTGACATTTGTCAAACTATAAAAGAAAAAGCTTTACGGCGTGTCGGGAAAAGAAAAAGCCCCCCTTGGATAGGGGGGCTAATTCTTTGCGGTTACTTGGTTAGGAGTAAGTCCAAGATTTCGCTATCTGAAAGGTTGCGGTAAGGGTTCTCATAAGAGTTTGGATTCTCTTCAGTTACCTTAACCTTTAATACGGTTGCTCCCATTTCCTTTGCATTCTTTGCGGTTTCAGTAATTAAATCGCATGCATTTGATGCGGTATCAACATGGAAAGAATAATCTCTTTCTGTAGTGACTGTTCCATTTGAAGTTGCTTCTGTGTATTTAACTGTAAGTTGAACTCCGTATGACATTTGTTTCTCCCTTTGTATGTATTGGAACTCCCTGTTCCAATAAGATAAAGATACACGACCTTCCTGCACTTTGTCAAGACATAATAGGCAGATGACCAGTCACACTTTTAGACCTAGATTTCTGACCACTTTCAAGACATGAGCCTAAGTTACTAGGCAGTAACTAGGCAGGTAGGTAGGTGACTAGTCTTGTATCAAGTGACCTATCTAGATTAAACAAGACTGGTCATTTAAGTTCAAGGACTTTAGATAAGAAGAAGTAGTAAAGAAAAGAAAGAAGATTCCTAGATAGAAAATAATAAATAAAAAGTTTTTCATTTGATCGATTTCTTAACAAAAAATAAAAAGATAGCCTTATGTAAGATTTTTTAGAGTGATTTTGAAATAAAAAACAATAAAAAAGATAAATAAAAAAGGGGGTAAAAACTCTAGAAAAAAAAGCCCGGAACGATTTTGAAAAAGCCAAAAACAACCCGTACCCTTCTCGCAGGTCAAAAGCAATTTATGTAAAGGTTCATATATTCTCCCCTTTCGTACAATACGATTTCCCCTCTAGCTTTCTGAACGACTCTTTCAAAAGCCTGTAGAATAAGATCCATGATTAACCAGCCAAAACTTCCTATAGATGAAGTTACCTATGTCTCCTCCCTTACTCGAGCTGAGATGGAAGCACGCCTGAGAGCGCTGTGGAAAGCTGGTTGGTCCCTTGCAATTATTGGAGACTCCCTCAACCCAAAGCGTCCTAAGACGACGATTCACTTCTGGGTCCGTAGAGCAGAAGATACAAAACAGTTCAGAGCTGTCCCTCTACCTCCTCCAAAATCTCTTACAACTTCCGTTCCTACCAAGAATGCCCCTCGCCTAAGATCCGTATCTCCTGGGGTCCCTACCGAGTTGAGAATTAAACTCCAAGAGCTTTCGGCCCTATCAAAGCGCTATCGTGCCAAGACTTCTCCCACTAGCCCACTGGCAGTTGCCAACAGAGAGTTGACTGAGCTTGCTCAGCAACTTCGCGGCCGTGGGGTCCCTACCGCAGCTATAGCAGAGGCCGCTGGTGTCACCTACCGAGCTATGGCACGGCGGTTGAGTAATGGGTAGAACATATGCAACAGCATCTGGAACTTACAGCGAAGAAGATCTTGCAGTAGTTATTTGGAGCAACCCTAAAATCTCTAAACGTCCTCACTCACGCCGTCTTGAGACTATGACTAGCCCTAGATCCGCTTATCCAATGGCTTTCCCAATCTCTCATCTAATCTCTCACCATGCTTGGAAGAAGTTTAAGGTTGTTAAGAGTCCAGAAGATATCGATTCATTGATAGGCGCAACTTCAAGACAAACCCCTATACTAGTTCCGTTGCCTCTAGCTAAGTCTTATCTCGGCTGGGATGAGTTTTACATACCTACCGAATACACAAACATAGGAGACTAGTTATGCGTTCTCTCGCAGATGTCTTTCCAGCGGTCGCTTGGATTGCCCCACCCAACTCTGTATCTCTCTCCGAGCTTGCTACAAGTGGTCCTAGCCCAGAAGGAACTCGTAAGATCGACCGAGTTCGAGTAGTGCTGCTAGGAAACAACATACTTATTGCTCAAGACTCTCCAGAAGGCCCTAAGTTGGTCTTTAGAGAGGGTTTTACATCTCGCTTAGTAAATGGGAAGACCAACACGATTAAAACCGACACAGGTAAGGTCATCGCCTTTACCAAGGATGAGAATTGCGGTTGTGGATCACGCTTACGCACTTGGAACCCTTATGGGCAGAACAGTTCAGTATTCTCGACATCGGATCCAGTCGAATGAGTCAGATCTCAACTTGGCAATTCATCCTCCTAGCTCTTGCCACATATCGTGGAACTCGCTTCTTTACTAGAGATACCCTTTTCAATCCGATTCGTAATTGGATCTGGAAGAAGTGTCCGCCAGAGAAATCTTTTATCGGATATTTGCTGACCTGCGAATGGTGCACCTCCGTTTGGGTAGGATCAGGTTTTCTAGTATCCGCTATCATTATCCCTGAAGTAACCTACATAGTTGCAACCATTTCAGCGTTGTCTGCTATTGCAGGATTGTTGACCGCATATGAGGATAAGTGACAGCCCTCATGTTCCGCAGCAGAATTGACGAGGAGTAAGAATGGGAATTTTTACCAACGACGAATCAGTCGAGCCGACTCCTGCGCCTAAAAATGCTGCTACTAAAAGAACAAGATCAACATTCTCTAGATCAACTCAAATAATTGCCTCACCTCCAACTCCTACATCTATCTCATCTATCTTTACAACAAATCAAGCTCAATCAGTTAGCTACTCGACACCTCGTTCTCTTACTGCAGCGGCCGCTCAGTTAAAGATTAATGACAAAGGTGAATACGAGCAGTTTAGAGCTCGTCGCTCAGCAGGGTCGAGTGCGTGGCAAGCAGAAGCTTGGGAATATTACGACGCAATAGGTGAAGTTAAATATGCATTCAACTTAGTTGCATCAGTAGTTTCACGAATTAGAATTTATGCAGCAGTTATTGATGATCCAGCAGAGTCTCCAGTATCTGTTCGCAACTCAGACAGAGTTGATGATCGTTTAGCTCAAGCAGCAGAGCGTGCACTTGATCGTTTAAATTCCGCATACGGAGGACAGGCAGGTTTACTTAAAGATGCAGCACTTAACTTATCGGTTACTGGCGAATGCTACCTCGTTCAAATGCCAGCTAGAGCTGGAGCTGGTTTACCCGAGTCTTGGGATATTCGTTCTGTTGATGAAGTAACAACTGATCCTCGAGGAGGATTCAATGTTATTGGTCGTCGTGAGCAAGGTGCTGCTGGACAGCAATCTAATAATGGTTTATCTACAAAGCTTTCAAAGAATGCATTCGTAGGACGCATCTGGCGTTCACATCCTCGTTACTCAGATGAAGCAGATTCATCACTGCGTGGTCTTCTCGATCTCTGCGCTGAACTCCTACTATTGAACAGGACATTCCGTGCAACTGCTCGCTCTCGCCTTAATGCTGGTGCCCTTTATTTACCTGATGGTCTTTCTGTTGCTGCTCAAGCGGATCCAGACTATCCATACGACTCTGAAGACGGCATCGGTGCTGGCTTTACTGCTGAAGAGGCAGAAGATGAGTTCGAAGAGCAGTTAATGGATGCAATGACAACTCCGATCCGTGACGAAGAGTCCGCATCAGCAGTTGTTCCTCTTATCATTCGTGGCCCTGCAGAACTTGGCGACAAGATTAAGCAATTTAAGTTCGAGCGTTCATTCGACCCAGCGTTAGCTGAGCGTTCTGATCGCGTACTAGAGCGAATCCTTCAGGGACTAGATGTTCCAAAGGATGTTGTAACTGGTCTTGCAAATGTTAAGTACTCAAATGCACTTCAAATTGATGAAACTCTTTACAAGTCACACATCGAACCAATGATGTTGCTTATTGCAGATGCACTTACTGTTGTTTATCTTCGTCCATACCTTATTGCAAGTGGATTTACGGATACAGATGTAAACCGCATTGTTGTTTGGTATGACCCATCAGCAATTGCAACTCGCAATGACCGTGCAGCAGATGCTGACTCAGGATTTGATCGTGGCGCAATTTCTTACGACACATGGCGTCGTGCTCACGGCTTCTCAGACCAAGATGCACCAACTCCAACAGAGATGGCAATCCGCATGCTCTCAGAGCGTGGAGCCCTTACACCAGAACTTACAGAAGCAATGCTCGGAGCAGTTGCACCAGATGTTATGAATGCAATTCGCAGTGCACAACAAGCAGCTTCCGTTGCCCCACTACCTCCAGAGGTTGAGCAAGCACTTCAGCAAGCATCTGCAGGTGCAGAAGCAACAGGAAACGTTGCCGAATCCCCAGATGCAGAGACAGCACCTGAGGGAACAGAGAATGTCTGACGCTAAGGCTCCTAAGAAAGATCAAATTAAAGGTTCTAAGAAAAACTCTAAAGGATCTGCATCAGGATCTCGTAAAGTAGTTTTTTCTAAAGCAGTAGAGAAATCTCTGCAAGAAAAAGTAACAACTCACAACGAAAAAGCAAGAGAAGGCCGTCGTGCAACTCTAGGAATGCTTAAAGCAGTTTATCGCCGTGGTGCTGGTGCATACTCGGTATCACATCGGCCAGGAATGACTCGCAATGGTTGGGCCATGGCTCGTGTTAATGCTTTTCTTAAGATGTTGAAGTCTGGGAAGCCAGCAAACTCAGCATACAAGTCAGACAATGACTTACTTCCAGCAAAGCACCCTCGTTCAACAAAGAAAAGCAACTCAATCACTGCTTCAGCTGGGTTAGTCCCAGAAGAAGCGGACCTAGCAGAAGCACTTATTGAAATTGCCGATAAGTACGGAAAGTTTAATGAAGATGCAACAGGAATCTGGGCAGGATACACCCCCGCAGAAAAAAATGAATACAAGGGAATCGGAGTCAAGTGCTCTTCATGTGTTCTATACATGGGTAATGGCTCGTGCAGAATCATCGAACTCGAAGTCGAGGACGAAGGTAAGTGTCGTTTTGCGGTTATCCCAGAT